TAGAGCAATCTATGGACACAATTGAAGATACAGTTATGTCTGCGGATGCGGCATCTAGAACTTACAAAGGTGGATTATCATCTTTCTCTGGTTCGATGGATGTTTATCTAAGAGATGACGACGATGGTCAAAATTCATTGTTTTCGGCAATTGGAAGAAATGCCACGACAGTAGAATTATACCCATCAGGTGAGACTACAGGTGTTAAACTGTCTGGTAGTGTTTTGATAACTTCACATTCTATCACAGCGAATTTTGATGGAATGGTTGAGGCTTCAATTTCATTCACTGGTTCAGGTGCTTTAACTAAGACAGCATTATAGGAATACTATTGATGTTAAGTGTTAGAGTAACAGGCACAAACAAAGCGGCTAAAGGAATCTTTAAATCATTAGAGAATTTAGTTGAGCGAGTATCTAAAGATGCATTTGCTAAATCCAAAAGCATCACACCAGTTCGATCTGGACGAGCCAAGAAAGCATGGAAAACGGAGAGAAGAAACAAATTCAATGTTGAAGTTGTAAACCGTGTTCCTTATGCATCTAGATTGAACAAAGGATATTCAAGTCAAGCGCCAAGGGGTATAACTCGTCCAGCCTCCAAGGCAGTTGCAAAGAAATATAGATAAAGGAGATATAGACAATGCAAAACAAAGCAACAACAATGAGTAAAATCACTAACCACTATCAAACAGCGATTAGTGATGCCAATATGCACAAGGTCCACATCAAAGAGTGGGATATGGATATCTATTTTAGAAACACATATTCATTCAAAGATGAATCAAGGGTTGTAGAACTACAAACTCAGGGCAAAGTCGTAGAAGCACTCGTAGAAAGTCTTATTATAAAAGCAAGAGACAAAGATGGCAACAGAATTTTTTCTGATGCTGACAGACTTACACTTTTGAATGAGGCTGATCCAGCAATAATCACTAGAGTTTGCACAGCAATCTCAAACGCCAATTTAAGATTGCCAGGTGATGATGCTGTAAAGGAATAGAGTCCAACACCGAATTAAGACTGCTCATGATGTTGGCTGATAGACTTAAAAAAAGTCTTGAAGAGGTGATGCAGTTGTCAGTGTTGGAAATTGATCTGTGGATTGGTTATCTCAGATTAGAACAGCAAGCCGCCAGCAGGCAAATGGGAAAGTTGAAGAATAAAAAACGATGAGTGAACAAATTGTTTTAGCCATTAAGGCACAAGACCGTGAAGTAAAAAGACTAACGGGCGAAGTAAAAAGATTAAAAGGATCGATAGGCGGTATTGGTCCTGTGGCCAAAATTGCGGCTGGAGCCTTGGGTGCTATTGGACTTGTTTCACTTGCTAAAAATGCCGTCACAACAGCGGCAAGATTCCAAGACTTAAGAACAACACTTTCTTCGGTTACTGGTGGTGCTAAAGAAGGTGCTGAAGCATTTGAGTTTGTAAAAAACTTATCTACTCAAACACAATTTGGTGTTGAAGAACTTACACAATCATATATTAAATTAAAATCAAATGGTATAGAACCTACCACACAATTATTACAAACATTCACGGATGCGGCGGCAGTTACAACTGACCAAGTTGGATCGTTGAATGCGATAACAGATTTTTATACAAGATCATTACAATCACAAACAGTTGAATTAATGGATCTTGACAGACTTGCTGATCGTGGTTTACCGGTTTATGATATTCTTAAAGAAAAACTAGGAGTATCAAGAAGCGAATTAAGTAAATTTGCAAAAGAGGCCGGTAACGCAGAAAAAGTTATTCAAGCACTTGGTAGTGGTATCAACGAAAGGTTTGGTGGAGCAACAGCGGCATTACTAGGAAATATGTCTGTTCAATTCTCTAACTTGGGAATTGCTACTAAAGACGCCGCAGACACATTTGGTATGGCATTGGCGCCAGCCATTGGAGAAGTTGTAACAGGACTAACAGAATTTATTCAGAACAATGATGAACTAATCAAATCATTAGGTGAAGGTCTAGGTGGTGCTATAAAATTCTTAGTGGCAAACATTGATATCTTGATTGCTAGTTTTGCCGGATTGGCAATAGCAAACATGGTAATGATGATTGGTAAATTGGCACTTGCACTAAAAGGTGCGGCCTCGGCGGCGGCATTGTTTAACAAAGTATTAGGAAAAAATCCATTATTAAAAATTGCGTCGGCAGTAATTGCAGTTGGTGGAGCAGTTGCAACATATATGCACATCACAGATGATGCAGAAGAATCACAAGACGATTTAAATGAAACAGTCGATGAAGGTGTTAAAACATATGACAACTATGTAGATGGAATCCAGATAGCGGCCAAGAAACAAAAAGATTTAGCCAAAGAACAAGAGAAAGCAAGAAAGGCACAACAAAAACTTGCCAAAGAACACAAAAAATCATTAGATGAAATACTAAAATTAAATGAAACAGAATTACAAAAACTTACAAGATTAGAAAGAGAAAAATTAAAAATAATTCAAGATGGTCTCAAGAATAGATCATTCTCAGAAGAAGATGCGGCCAGAGGCAGAGCAGAGATCACTCAATTTTATGCAAACAAAAGATTAGAGATTGAGAGAGCCGCAAACGATGAAGCAATCAGAGAAGCCTTAGAGTCTGCTCGAAGGCTAGAAGCGGACAGGAAAGAAAAATTAGAATTATTTAAAGAAGGAAAATTTGAAGAAGGTAGTATTGTCGGTGCAACTGAAAGAGAGAAACATCAAGTTGTGGGAGCAATGGCCAAAAGGACCCTTGATTTACTTGCTAATGAAAACAAAAAATTCTTCCAATTACAAAAAGCAGTTAAAATTTCAGAAGCAATACAAAACACATATCAAGGTGCAACCAAAGCCTTTGCACAGGGTGGTATGTTAGGATTTATTACATCAGCACTTGTTATTGCGGCTGGTTTGGCACAGGTTGCGGCGATTAGGCGAGAAACTTATCCAGGTAGAAGAATGGGTGGTCCGGTAACAGCAGGCGATCCGTTCATCGTAGGGGAAGCAGGAAAAGAACTTTTTGTGCCCCAATCATCAGGAACCATTGTTCCAAATGACAGAATGGGTGGTGGAATGACATTGAATTTTAACATTAGTGCAATAGACACATCAGACTTTGATGATCTATTAATGACAAGACAAGACATGATAGTAGGTTTGGTTAATAGAGCGTTGAGAGAAAGGGGTATGCGGGCAATAACCGCATAGGTATAATATGAGCGGAACATTTCCTTCAGCAGGATTCACAGCATTGGGTTTTAGAAATAATGTGACAGTTAGATCAACCGAATCTGTAAACGGCAAAACACAGAGATCAAAAACAGGTGGTCAATATTTCTCACTGACTTTACAATCACCACCACTAGAGAGATCAGCATTCAGAGAACTTTATGCTTTTATAGTTTTACAAGATGGTTCGTTTGAATCATTCACATTGTCACCACCAGTGTTGGGATCAACATCAGGCACGGCATCAGGAAATGTAGTCATTAAAGGAGCCTCAACAGCACAAAAAGCCGCTGGTTCCAGTGAAATAAAACTTGGTAACAAAGCAGATGATTCACCAGTGACCGGCACACTGAAAAAAGGCGATTTCATAAAAATTCAAGACCAAGACAAAATTTATATGCTGACATCAGATGTTACATTTGATGGATCATCAGACATAGCAGTTGGGATCTATCCACCATTGTTGGAAGCCACAGATAATGCCAAAGATGTGACTTACAATAGTGTTCCTTTCAAGGTGCATTTCTCTGGAGATCAACAATCATTCTCTATTGATCAAAGCGGTTTTTACACATATCAGATAGAAGTAAGAGAGTCGATATAAAATGACAGTTGTTCCTGCTTCAACAACAAGACAACTTGCTTCAGCAACAGTCACAAAACTAAATGCTGAAACTGTGCATTATGTTGATCTAATTCAATTGCATTTGACAGATGCCTCCGGCAATGACACCTTTGTTCAATACAACACAGGACCGATTGATCTTGTTGTAAACACACCAACATCATCAGTTACAAGTTATATTGCACAGGGTGATTTTATTAATTTTGGAAATTTAAAAGAAACAGCAGATTTAACTGTGCAATCTTTTGATGTTATATTTTCTGCTGTTGATACCACAACACTTTCAGCACTTGTTACATCAGATGCAGGTCTAAAAAGAATATCTGGTAGACAAGCAGTATTTTATAGAGTAGTGGTGGGAGATGATTATTCTTTTTCAGCCAACGATGTTTACATGATTTTTGATGGAACCATTGATGGCTATTCAATCACAGAAGATGAAAACACAGCAACTTTAAGTATAACTTGTTCAAACAATTTTGCAAAGTTTGATGCTATCAATGGCGTCAAAACAAATCCAGCAAGTCAACGAGCCAGATTCCCAACCGACAGGGGTTTTGAATTTGCATCAGCACTAAAACAAGACATAAGATGGGGACAACCGTAATGTATACCAGAGAATTACAAAAAAAAGATTTCAATGCATTTTATGAATTATTATTAAAATCATTTGCTGAAAAAGGTTTGATGGACACAACTTTTGACAGAGAACAAGTCAATGTAGAAGCAAGAAGATGCATAATTGCTTTAGATCATTCTGTTATTGGTTTATTTGCTGATGATGTTCTAAAAGGGTTTGCAATCATAATGTATGCACAAGAAGTTTACAATAAAGATCAGTATATTCAAATAGACATGATCCATACTGATGTAGATTACAGAAGAGATATTCATTTACAAAGATTAATAGAACAAATCAAAGTTCTTGCCGAACAAAACAACTGTTCTAAAATTAAAATTACTAATAAAAATTTACAATCAGATCAATCTGTAAAAGATTTGATCTACATACACAATCAATTTTTTCAAACTGATCAAATTTGGGAGGTTCAATTATAATGGGCCTTTTTTCTAGAATAAAAAGAGCAGTAAAGAAAGTTGCAAGAAGTATAAAAAAAGTTGCATCATTTCTTGTGTCTCCTGTCGCAACACCTTTTTCGACCACACAGTCAATTCCTCAAATATCAAACGATACAGGTCCACAACAACTAGATGGGACTTTATTAAACTTCCAGGGAGGTTCAAATAAAATTCCGGTGATCTATGGTTTTAGAAAAGTTGGAGGCACTCGAGTATTTGTCTCTACAAATGGAACCAACAACAAATATCTGTATGTGGCAATAGTTTTTTGCGAAGGTCCAATTGTTGGTTTATCAGGTCTTGATCCATTATGGATTGATGACACACAAGTTCCTTTAAGTTCTTATGATCATGGCGTTGTGGCAGAACCAACTGCAGGTCCATACAAGGACAGATTGAAAGTGCAATTTTTTGATGGCAGAGGAAGTATGAATACTTCCGCTCATTATTCGGCAAATTATACTGATACTGGAAACGGTATTGTTCCATTAACTGGATCACAAGATGGAGTTTTTGCTGATATTGACGGATCAGGTGGTGCACCTGGATGGACAGTAGATCACCAAATATCAGGATTGGCTTGGTATGCCATGAGATTCGAATGGAAAAAAATTGACACACAAGATGATGCCAACAACAATCCTTACAAAGGTATTCCTCAAGTTAAAGTGAGATTACACGGCAAATTAATTTTTGATGCACAGGAAATTGGTTCAGATCACGGATTTGCAACAGGAACATCATATCTTAATGATGTTGCAAACTCGCATGGAGGGAATATTGCAACAGGTGGAACCAACAGAGGTTCGCTAGGACAAGGTAATTTTGGGGATAATCCTGTCAGTGTTCTTTTAGACTATCTACGAAATCCGGATTATGGAAAAGGACTAGAAGACAATAAAATTGATTTTGACAGTTTCAGAGATTCGGCAAGGCAATTACAAACCACACAGCAAACTGTTATAACACCAACATTCAACGGTGCTATCAGAATGTTTACCTGTCCGATATATGTTGACACCGGTCAAAGCATAATGAACAATATAAAAATTATACTACAATCATTCCGAGGTATGTTGCCTTATTCAAACGGAAAATACAAATGTGTTTTGGAAGGAACAGAGGATGTTGTCATTGGTAATCATTTAAATGAATACTCAGGCAACCTAGCAAATATTAACACAGTCAAAACATTCAACAATGACAACATCGTTGGTGGTATAACCATTGAAAGACCAGACCGATCGACAAGATTAAACAGAGTCAGAATAACATTTACAGACGGAATAGATCAAGGTGCAACATCAGAAGCAATCTTTCCACCAGATGGTTCAGACTATGATGCTCTGTTAACAGAAGACAACGGAGAAAAACTTGAAAGCAGTTTTACAATTCCATGGTGCACATTTGAACCTAGAGCACACTTGTTTGCACAATTATTAGTTAGAAAATCCAGAAACAACACAGTGATAAGTTTTGCAACGAACCTAGGAGCATCAGATTTAATTCCAAGTAATTTGATCACTGTGGTCAACACATCATTTGGCATCAATGGACCATTCAGAATCACAGACATGACAATGAGCGCCGATGGATTGATTGTTATCACAGCCATAGAACATCAACCGTCTATCTATGTGCAAGACCTAAACAGTTTCAATGCACTGGGCACTGACCCCGTGTTAAATTTACCGAATCCGTTCACAGTAGAACAAGTTGGAACACCTGTTCTTCTAGAAGATGCAGGAATTACTTCAGTGGGCATAGGAAAATTATTATGCACTTGGAGTGCAACCACAGATCCTTTCTTAGATAGGTATCATGTGCAAATTAAAAAAGAATCAGAGCCATCATCATCATTTCAAACAGTTGGCACAACACAAGACACAAAATATTTGATCGATGGATTAGAAACCGGAGTAGAATATAGAACAAGAGTATTTGTAGAAAATACTTTGAACAGAAGATCACAGGCAATATTTTCTAATAATGCTCGTAAGGTTACCCCTCTTTACACACCTGCAGGAGGTTCTACCACGGCAGTGACAACAAACAAAGTTACTACATCAATAGGATCAACGGAGTTAGGAGCATAGCATGGCAAAGACAGGATTTTATGATTCAGATCAAAACATTTATCTTCCAAAAGATACTTTAACTTGGACCAACCTAGACACATCTCCCTATGCCACTTGGGACAAC